TGAAACATTAGTACAAGATACGGTTAGGGATAGACTTGACCCGATAATTCAAAATTCAGGTTTATCGCATTTAATCCGACCTAATGTTTTCAAAAAGAAAAATCAAAAATCTGGTGATACGGATTTTAAAAAGGAATTTGCCGGAGGTTCATTAACCGGAGCAACCTACAATCCTAGACGATTAAGATTTTATTCAGCAAAATTTATCATTGCGGATGAATTTGATGATGCACCGAGAGCGGATAAAAAAGAGGGTTCTATTCGTTCTCTTTTAGAAAACAGAGCAAAGTCATTCGGATCAACAAAAAAGATTTGTTACATATCGTCTCCAACGGTGGCCGGCCAAAGTAACATTGAAGAAGTTTATGAACTTGGAGACAAAAGAAAATTGAATTGGTGTTGTCCACATTGCGAAAATTACATTCCTATTGAGTGGCGAATTGAAAAAGAGGATGAAACTTTTGCCGGAATAAAATATGAATTGGATGAAGAAAAAAAATTGATACCGGAAAGCGTTCATTATGAATGTCAGAATTGCGGTGGAAAAATTGATTATTCTCAAAAGTACGATTTGAATTTAACGGCTAAATGGATTCCAACGGCAAAACCAAAAAAACCAAGTTACCGGAGTTATCAATTAAACGCTTTGGTTATTCCTCCTGGATTTGATAGTTGGGTGGATTTGGTTTATCAATGGTTAGAGTGTTGTCCTCCGGACGGAAGGATTGACGATGGAAAGTTGAAAACTTTTAAAAACACTCAATTAGGGCAAACGTGGCAAGAGTTGGGTAAAACTCCGAGAGTTAATGAAATGATGACAAATAATGTACGTTCTTATGATATTGGTGTGGTGCCGGATGTAACTTGTAAAAACGATGGAAACGGTAGGATTGTCTTATTGACGTTGGCTTGTGATTTGGGTGGAGTTATGGAAACCAACAACGAGGATGTAAGATTAGATTGGGAGTTAATTGCACACGCTTCAAACGGACAAACTTATAGCGTTAATCATGGTTCGATAGGTACATTTAAGCGAAACAGAAAAAAAACCAATTTAGAGCGTTCTAATGAATCGGAAAGAGATAAATATACTTATTCACATGGACAACGATTTTCTGTTTGGCCGGTGCTAAAAAAATTGATTGATAAAAATTATATTGGACAGTCTGGCGATGCTTATAACATTGATATTACTGTTATTGATACTGGATTCTTTACACGTTTGGCGTATGATTTTATTAAAGGTGTAACGGATGCTGTTGTCGTTGGTGTGAAAGGTTATACCGAAGATGAATATCGAAAATTGAACCGAGACACGCCAGTTATCCAACGTTCACGTGAAATGCAAAACAGTCTTTATATATTGCAAGTAAATCAATTAAAAGATATTTTAGCATCAAACATGAAACTAGCAATGGGAATGGATGGATTCCAGCCTTATGGGTTTATGAATTTTCCGCAGTCATCAATGGGTAAATATGCAATGAAAAGTTATTTTTCACACTTTGAAGCGGAGCATCGAGTACCGCTTATGAAAGGCGATATCGAAATTGGTTATGCGTGGAAAAAGAAAAATAGCGATGTAGAAAATCACTTTTTCGATGTTTATGTTTACTCTTTGGCATCACGTGAAATTTATATTGATATACTTAGAAAATCATATCCAAAATACAGTAAATTAACATGGGATGACTTTGTGAGTATTGTGGATGGATAACGTTTTGGTGCTTGACGATGTGGCGGTAAGCGATGTGTATGTTTCCGCCATATTGCCAAACACCTGTTATGTGAGGTTTTTAATTTAATTATTATAATATGAAAAATTTAGAATATTGGAAACAAAGTCTTGAAAATGTATTACAGGATGAAATAATTACAGATGATTTAGTTAAAAAAATAATATCTATCTCAGAAATGGAGTATGAATACACTGAATTTGAAAGTAATAAATCAAATGAAAGTGAAGTTAATCCTTTAGAAAATAAAATAAAAGAATTGGAAAATAAAGTTAGAATATACGAATCAACACTTTGTAATATTCATAAAGCTGATTATGTTAATATAATCGGAGAGCGTGTCGAATGGGTTAGACTTCATCGGTAATCTCACATAACGTTCGGTCGCTTTGTCTAATGGCGTTGATTTAAGACTAGACTTTATAGAAATACACTAACATTAAATTTAAAGATTATGATTTCAGATAATACCCAAGCCGAGCCATTAGACAAAACGACTGTTAAATGCAGGTTTTTTTGTCAGTATTTTGATCAAATAGTAGCTAAAGAAACTAAATATCCAAATTCTCAAGCTATCAATACTACAACTGTTTTTTTGATAAATCAATTATCTAATTATCATTTAGAATTAAAACCAATTTCAAAAATAACTGATGAAGACGCTATTTCAATGTATAGAGGTTTAGAAAGAAACTACGAAAGTTCAAATCAATTTTTAGAAGATTATAAATCTATTGGTTTTTTAGACCAAAGTGAAGTTGACTTTTTACGCTCAAAAGGTTACGCAGTACCTTATATGCAATATTCAGTTGATGAATTAATAAAAATGGGTTGGGTGCAGTTGGTTTAAACTTGCATTTAACTACTAAATATCATCAGTTCAAAAAATTGCACCATGACTTCAACGCAAGTAAATACAGATAAACTTTGCAACTTCATTATTCAAAAATTTGAAGATGGAGAGCTAAACAATGATAGCTTGGTGCAAATAATTGAACTATGTGGAGGTTATTTAAATTTAAAAACCATTTCTGATTATGCTCAAAAAAACAAAATGAGTTACAACGGTGTAAAAAAACATCGTAAAATACAAACTGTTTTTAATGTTAAATTCGTAATTGATAATGATTAAAAACGAAAAACAACCCTATCAAAATAATGGTAGGGATTTTTTTTATAAGTTTGTAAAGAATTAAACAACAATATTATGGATGATGGAATTTATTCAATAAGTCAGTATATCGATTGTAAACCAAATTTATTAACTAAAATACAAGCGATTGATAATTTAATTTCAGCAATGGAATTAAAATTAGTTGACACGGTGGGGCAAGTGAACTATTCCGAATACTCACTTGATGATGGACAAATGAAAATCCGAACGGTGTATCGAAGTCCGAATGATGTTTTGGCTGGTATCGATGCTTTAGAAAAGTTAAAACAACGATACATAAATCGATACAACGGACGTAGAACTGTTTTCAGAGGTGGACAATTTTAAACAATAAAAGATGAAAATATTAGGATTTGAAGTTCCATTTTTTGGAAGTAAAAAAGAAGAAAAAGTTGAAACTAAATCAACGGTTTACACTCCAGTAGGTGACAACGGTTATAACGGGTCATATTGGCCAATAGTAACTAAGCGATTTGACGGTGAAAAAACTCCTGGAGAGTTGGGTGTTGTTGTTAAAAACATTCCGTTATTTTTAAATTTACGTTTACGAGGTTACGATGCTTTTGTAAAAACTGATACCGTTAAATTGTTGGTAAATCGTAGGTTGCAGTATGTTATTGGTAACGGTTTGAAATTGGAAAGTGAACCAAATAAAACAGTTTTAAAATCGGAGGGTATCGAAGATTTGCCAAAAGAATTTCAAAGGTTAGTTGAGGAGCGTTGGAAAATTTACACTCGATCGAAATATGTAGATTTTGAAAAGAGACGAAATCTACATGGACTTGCAAAGGATTTTTATTCAGATAAATTCAAAGGCGGTGACTGTTTAGTAATTTGTCGATTTGAAGAAAAAGGAGTTACTGCACAATTTATTTCAGGCGAACACGTTGGAACGCCTTTTCCGGGAGATGAAAGTCTAAGCGAACAATTACAAAACACTACAATTAGCCATGGTATCGAATGTAATGAAAGAGGTGAACACGTTGCGTATTATGTTTGGACTAAAGGCGAAAACGGTGACTTAGGTAAATACGAAAGAATACCGGCATACGGTGAAAAAAGTAAAAGACGTTTAGCGTGGATGATTTACGGACAATGTTTGTCACCCGATCAAAAGAGG